ATGCATTAACTAATCTCACTAAAGAACCACTGGCCAAAATAACAACTCAGTTAACGACTTCATTTGCGGATGTTAGTCAATTTGCAACAATCGGAACAGATTTCCTATTTAATGCCCCGACTGGAATGTCGTATGCAGACTTCGCAACGGGATATTTCGAAAATTGGTAATAAGATATGACAACTAATCAAACAACAACTGCGACTAACATTACTGGACCAGATTTATCTAATACAACCAATGATGCTAACAAATACTTTAATAACTTGTACCACACTGAGTTTAGTGTAGGGCCAGCTGACGCTGTTATTATTGCATTCTTTGAACAATACACCGCAAACAAACTAGCGGCTAAGAATATGGCAGCAACAGTATTATATACTGCAATGGCACAGAATCTGGATCCGATGGCGGTACTAGCCGAATTTCAGAAGCTACCAAAAGGCCAATTGAACAATTATCTAGCTGCATTTTTAAATGCTAACCGAGTTCCAACTAGTGTACTTGGTATAAAAAGCACAGCGGGAACAAACCCACTAGTAGCTAGAACGATATTATTATAATATGGGCAAGTACGCAAACGGAAAATTTCAGATACAGAACCCACAAAAATATGTAGGGAACAAAACTCCAACCTATAGATCAAGTTGGGAATTTGTGTTTATGCAGTTCTGCGATAACAATCCTAATATATTACAATGGGCTAGTGAAGCAATACATATTGCATATCGCAATCCGCTAACTGGTAAGAACACTATATATGTACCAGACTTCTTAATTACATACAATGATCCGTCGGGTCAACCACGTGCAGAAGTAATTGAAGTAAAGCCCACAAAAGAAACTAGCCTGCAAGAAGCTGGAAAAAGTCCAAGAGCACAGGCAGCAGCTATTTTGAATATGGCTAAATGGGAGGCCGCCCGTGCATTTTGTAAATCCCGCGGTATGACCTTTCGCGTAGTGACAGAAAACGACCTCTTCCACCAAGGCAAGAGATAAAGTTAAGCATTGGTATTGCTAAACCAATAAATACCATATGACCAAACAATTAGAGAGTTTATTTAATTTCGCACCTCTTACTGATGATGTGCCTACCCCCGGCGAAAGTAAAGAATTCATTGAGGGAAATCGTGACATCATTACAGAAGTTGATTCAGCATTAGATAAAATAGATGCAGCATTGCCCGGCGTTAGAAGCTTGGATACTGCTGATACCGAACTAGATGAGCTAGCGACGTTTGCAAAAAACAAAGCTGAAGACTTGATTGATCTAAGTATGAATATGGATCCGCGATTTGCAGGTGTAATTCTACAAACTGCCGGTGTAATGCTGGGCCACGCAATTACTGCTAAGACTGCTAAGATAGACAAAAAGCTAAAAATGATACAACTACAGTTGGCAAAAGCTAAACTGGACTATCAAATTAAAAAAGATGCTGGTAAAGTTGAAGAAGACCCTATTGATGGGCAAGGAATTGTACTAGATCGTAATGCATTATTGAATCAGATCCTTGGTAAGCAGAACAAATAATTAAACTTGACTAAATATAGCATATAGGATATAAAGATGAAATCATTTCAGGCACATATATATGAATTGAACAAGCCATACGAATTTCGTATTAAATTGGCTGGTATCAATCCACAGGGCGAAGTTCTAGATAGAATTAAGCAAGCACTAGAATCGTACCAACTTGAAAGCATCACTGCTGTAAAGAGTCTACCAATTCAAGAACATCGTGAGTTCCCACAATGGGGCGGTGCCTGCGAATGCTGGCAATTTGATGTCACAGTAGCATACCCTGCTACTGCAACAGGTATTCGTCAAATGATTAAAGAACGTGCTCGTTTAAATCCAGACTGGATCTGTGTACGCAACCTAAACGAAGCAGAATACACAGACGAAGCAGAAGCCCACGGTAAAGATCATACAGGTGCATTACTAGACGTTGCAGATTTAAAAGCTGCACCGGGCGGACAAGAACTAGCTGGACAGATTCGTGTTGGCAGTTTGTTAAAAGAACTTGAAAGCCGTAAGTTTGACTTTGCCTCAGACAGCAAAGAAGCAGGCAAGACATTAGATTCAGTGCCGCAAGGTACAACAAGCCCAGTGGGCACAAAACAAAATACAGTTTACAAGGCTAGATAACATGAGCAATCCATTAGACCACGACAATCTTTATAACATCCTAGGTAAACTAGCTGCACTAAAGCCAACTACGCAAGAAACTCATGACGCAAAAGTAAAAGCAATTTACGAAAGCGTTGAAGCTCAAGGCTCTATCCTAACTGGAGTTGATGCTGTGCAATCTAAGCTAGCCAAGCAATTTGCAGAAGGCATTGGTAAAGATATCAAACGCATTGCTACTGGTAAAGATGTTCACAGTCGGGTCAGCCAAGAAATTGCCAAGTCACAAGATGCCAGTATGAAGGGCGACAATAAAACTTCTGCAAAACACTTTAACCGTTATGATAAGTTAGACAAGTTAGCAAACAAAGAGCAAGGTATGGAAGAAGGCATGGCAGGCATGGACGATGCAGAACCCTACACAATCGGCGGCGCAGTTGATAAACAGTATGTGTATACTGTTATGAGAGACGGCAAATCGATGGGAATCTATCACAGTTTAGACGATGCTAAACGTATTGTTGCCAATAACAAGCGGACTAATAAGTATTCTGAATTCAAAATTGCACGTAAGCCAAGAAGCAAGATGGCAGGCCCTGCAGGTAAACTACCAGAGCAAGGTGTAGCGGAAGCCCGCGAAACACAAAAGACTGAAAAAGGCACAATCTATAAAGGTGGTGGCTACGGTACTGAATATCAAGGTGACGGCGACGAAGAAGAACAGATTGCAAGAGCTGTTAAAAAACGAGGTCGTCCTGCTAAAGGAACTGCAAAGCCAGCTAGACCAAAAAATGAGCCAGGCGTTAAGGGTCGTCCTAAGAAAGCAGCCCCTATTAGCGTGACTGCTCCTAAGGGCGACATCTTTGGTCGCACCACCGGTAAAGTTGCAAAGATTGGTACTAAGAGTGTGTCACATAAGATGGCAGCAGAAGGCCAACTCAAAGCACGTTTTAGCAGTATTTTTGAAGGTGTAAATTTTACTGAGATGTTAAAAGATACAGACATGTCAGTTGCAGAAATGCTTCAAGAATTAACACAAGATATTGACTCGTTCAAGAAAACTGGACAATGCAGCGATAAGCTAGAAGCTTTCCTAAAAATACACAACCATGGTAAGAAGTCCATTGTTGCTGATGCCCGTGAACTACCACGCGGCCCTAGTTTTGCATCACAACACGGTGCAGTTGCCCCAATACCTAAGCCAGGTATGTTGAGCCGTGCGGGTACAGCAATTGCAACCGGAGCTAAAAATGCATTCAACGCAATTGCCCCGGGCGATGAAGAATTACTACGTGACTTGAAACGCAAAAGCACAATGGAAGAAGACTCTGAGCTAAATGAACTAGCACGCCTTGCTGGTCTTAGTGTTAAAGAAAGCGTTGATCCAGCTGCATTTGCTAAACTGGCACCTCCAGAAGATGAAATTACCTATGCTGACAAAATTGCTGGTGCTAACAAGCACCCCGGCGATGACATGGAAGAAGGCAATCCATTTGCACAAAAAGTTCGTGCAGCCAAAGCCGACGGCATTCAGCCAGGCGAAACAATCAATCAAGACGGTAGAGAATATCCAGTTAAAGAAACATCATTTGATGGCGCAGAGCAAAGCGATAACGTAAGTGTAACTACTAGCTTTAGCAGTGCAGATGGCAAGAAGACTATTACTATCAATGCTGATGGCGCAGCAGCAGAGCAGATTGCTCAATTGCTAAAACTAAGCGGTATGATGTCCAATGATTACCGAGCTGACGATGCGTCTGCCTCAATGGATATGGATGACTGCGAGCCAGAAGAGCAAGAAATGGTTATTGCAATGGAACCAGATATGGAAGTTGCAGACGAAGGTTCCGAAGACCTAGCTAACTCGCCAGACGAAGATTACTACTCAATGAGAGCAAGTACAATGGGTCCAGGCGAAGGCGATGCCGGCGAAAAAGCAATGCATCCAGATCGTCCAACTAAAAACAATGGCGATAACGCATTGTCGACACCAGCAACTCCTCCTACTAGAGCACAAAAAACTCTTATAGCAGTGTCTACACTAGAGTCCAGACTGGCTGCTGAATATGAAAGCATTAAAAAAGTTTCGAGATGAAAATAAGCGAAATCATCATTGAGGGGCACGACGGGAAGATCCCGGCTCGTGCCGCTAATGCATCAAAGGGTGAAATTCGCTTTCGTGATGTAGGCGGCTACGATCGTACATATCATTTGAATCGTATTATGATGGCCACCGCAATGGCTGATGGTAGAGAAGTTAAAGCTGTGGATATGGATCAAAGTAGCTGGGCTGAAAAGTATAATCTAGCTAGACCATATTCTAAAGAAGAAATGATTATGATGCAATCGGCTTTGTTGACCATTGACAGCGAGTACGATATTACAATTGGTGATCTACACAGCATAGAAAATGCTGACGTGTTAACCGCAAGTCCGATTAAGCCACGTGGACCAATTCAACTTAAATCAAAAAAATGAAGCAGTACCGCATAACTAGCGAGAATTTTGTTATGTCTGGGGAAACTGGAGATGACAATGCAGTTATGGATGCTGCTGATTTACGGGAACTAAAGAAGTTAGCCGGCATGCCTGCAGGTCTATTAGAAGATGAAGCTGGAACGCATACAGGCCACAGTTCTGTACCACAGGCTGGCGAAGAAGGTATTCAAAGTCCAGTGGGCAGCAATATAAGTAATACTGCAACCCAGCGCAATGAACTTGAACGTGAGTATAACGCCAAACCTGGCACTGATCTTTGGTTTATTATTAATTTCACCAAGCCACACCTCAACGGTAGTTTAAAGAACCACGTTGAGGCATACTTGGCAAAACACCCCGAGTACCGCGTTAAGCAGCTACGCGGCCAGTGATCCCTAGATACTGATTCCAACTTGCTTGTTGGACAGTAAATGGTCGTGCCTTCCACTTGTTAACCAGACTGTGATAATCAGGTTTGTATGGCATAACCTTAGGCTTCA